AAGGTGCGCTGGCATAGGCTTCGCGGATCGCTTCGCTAAGGGCTGGGTTTGGCATTAGAAGATCACCTGCATAGGTACTGAGATATTCTCGCTGTCGTCTTCCGGCAATTGTGCTTCACCGGCATAACCCGTCTGGTAAACCTGGCCATCGTCCAGCAAAAAGAGCACGCCACCTTCTGAGCCTGTGCCCAATGGCGCAATATCAACGACTCGGCGACGATGAATCAGAACCGGAGCAAAGAAGTAGTTCGTGCCATCGTAAGTACCCCTGCCAAGCTGACCGTTTCCGCTGTAGCCGACGGACCAGCAAATACCTTCAGCATCCAGTGCAACGGCATAGTTGTACGAACCTGTTCCGCCCTGAATAATTTTGGTGATATTGGTCAGTGGTGTGCTGGCATTAATGCGGCACTGAGTGAAGCTGGAGCGGTCCGTTGTATCGGCGGCTACGCCTAAACAGCCGTATGAGTTATCACCCGTTGCCCAGACGGTGCCATCGGTACGCAGCGCGTAAGTGCGGTGATAGCTTTCACATCGGCTGTTGCAGTCCGCAACGTTGGTAAGGGATTGTGTGGGCGTGTAGTTATTACTGGTACCACTGTGGCCAAGATTGCCATAGCCGTTGTAGCCCCAGGTATAGAGTTTGTTGTTCGTATCGATCGCCCAAGCATACTGGCGGGATCCACCGACTCGCTTGATCGCAATACTGTTATTGGCAAAGTAGGGCAGTGTCATTGGGATATTGCGCTGGGTGGTATCACCTGAGCCTAACTGGCCTTCGGCGTTGTAGCCCCAACTGTAGAGCGTGCCATCAGCCTTTAAGGCATAGCAGGAGGTGTAGCGTTCGCCGCCACGCGCTATCTGCACGATGTTCGAGAGCATGGGTACCTGAACAAAGTTGTAGCGGTTGGTGGTATCGCCCTGACCCAACTGGCCATAGCCGTTATAGCCACAGGTATGCACCGTGCCATCTGAGCAAAGTACCATATGCGAGATGTAGTTCTGGGGTGAGGCCATAGGCGCGTAGGCGATAACGGACTTGCCATAGATCGAGTTATTGCTATTACCCGAAGCGTTATAGGGCACACGCTGATCGGCAGTATCACCGCGGCCAACATCCCCATAATCGTTTTGGCCCCATACCCAGAACTGGCCGTTGGCATCAATCGCAACAGATGCAAAGTCGTGGGCCCCACAGATGTATTTTATGGCTGGGGTATTCGGTGGGAAAGCAACGCTTACAGGGTAAGAGCGGTCGGCAGTTTGGTTGCCGGTGCCGTGCATCCAGTTTTCACCACGCCCCCACCAGCGCACTGAGCCATCCGTCATCACTGCCGCACCACGTCGATACATGAAGGGTTGCGCTGCATCTTGAATCGCAAGTGCCTTGGTGCCGGATCGTATCGTCGGTATACTCCACTCAGGCAGCCCTTGCGCACTGATGGTTAGCACCTGTCCGGTTTCACCCGGTGTCAGTGCCGCAAGTGTGCTACCGTCATGAACTACCAACTCTCCAGCACCCGAAGCAATATCACGTGCACCCTGAGCAAACAGATCCCAAGCGGCTATCACAGTTGGCAACACACCTTGAGTATCATCCACCGTACAGACGTAGGCTGAGCCGTTGTAGTGCACCACATCCTGTGCCGCGTAGCTGAAATTGGGGTCAAACAGACCCCGCCAGGCAAATGCAATTTTGCCCAGAGTAACCGTTGCCATAGTAAGCCTCGAAAAATTGAAAAGGAGTATGTAGATGTCTAATCAGAACAGTACGGGTGAGGGTGTAAACATCGCTTCGTGGTCATCGTCATTACCGAGTGCGGCATAACCGTTATAGCCGCAGCTATAGACCGTGCCGTCCTCAGCTAACAGCAACAGACTGGCGTTGTCGTAGTCGTGTCCCCATTGGCCATAAAGCTGAAAATCAACGATGCGTTTGTTCACTAGCGCCACGTTTGAGGGGTAGTTGTTGTCGGCAAAACCGTGACCAGCTGCACCCGATTGATTTCGGCCCCACTTAACGACGGTGCCATCAGTACGAAGGCCTGCACCCATTTTGGCGTGCACCCAACCACCACCTTGAATCTTGGTGATATTACTAATTAGAGACGAGCCGCTGGCCAGGTTGTGCCAACTGTTACGATCCCCCGGAGCGAGCAAACTGTTATACCCGTTGTAGCCTATACCCCAGACAGAGCCATCCCCTCGCAAAACAACACACTGGTCGTAATGCCCTGCAGAGCAGTACCCGTCTACCACATTGCTGATGCGGGGATCTACGGTCGCAACCCAAGATTCGGCACCGGGCACGTGAGAGCCGTAGTTGTTATGGCCCCAAGTACTGATCGAGCCGTTTTGATGAATGATCATGTAGTTGCGGTAGTACTGACTTCCGGCATCGACGTGGTAGTCCGACTCCTCTCCACGCACCGCTTTCACGGGATTAGAGAAAGAGGGTGGCCAGGGTTCGTGCATCACATTCGGATTGTCGTTGTTCTGTAGGCGGCTGATGGTGTTTTGTTCTCCGGCCATATAGAGCACACCCTTGGCATCTAACAGGAAGGAGCCCATGTGGTAGTGGCCGAGCACCCAGGCATCGACCATGGGTGTTTCCAGTGAACGGGTAATGACTTTAGGTGCGTTTTGTTGGTTGTTATCACCGACACCCGCTGCGTTATAGCGTTGATGACCAATCCAGTAACACACACCTAGCTCATCAATTAAGATCGCCGCCTTATAGCCGTAATAACCACAGTCGCCGACCGCCACTTTTACAATTTTACGATCAGCTGGCAGATCGCCACGTCCATTAACTTTGTTGGGCACTGTGGTTTCTGTGGTGTGGCCTAACCCTAATTGCCCGTGGTTGTTTTGCCCCCAGCTCCAGAGCATGCCATGCGCATCAATGGCATAGGTGCTTTTGTAGCCTTTATAGAGCGAGACGATCGGTGGTGTATCGGGTGGAAAGCCCACTGGTACTGGCTTGGTTCTGGCACGATCGCTGTTTACGCCATTACCCAAATGCCCTTGTCGTTCATCACCCCAGGCGCGGACTGAGCCATCAGTCATGATCGCCATGCCGTGATACTGGGTTTTACCGCCGCCGGTATCGCCGCGGTTATCCAAATTCATCAGTGCAACGGCACGGGTGGCGTTACGATCTTGAGTGAAGCGGTACTCTAACTCGCCGGATGCACTCATATGTAACTGCATATCAGGTGCGCCGGGTAGGATTGGTTGTGCAGCAAGGAGCTGCCCGCGTTGAGTAAGCTGTTGTTGACCCAAAGCAAAGGGAACGAATGCGGTGCCAGTAAACACCTCAGCATGATCACCTTTGCGTACGACATCACCCTTTTGGTAGTTCAGATGGGCGCTGCATAACCCTCGCCAGCGATAGCCAAGCGTTGAGATATCCAGACTCATAGCTGCATCACCAGTTCGTTACGTTGAATGGAGAAGTTGATGCCCTCAGAGATGATCCAGGCTTGGAACAGGCGGGTGTCATAATCTTCTCGCCCTTCGGTGAGTAACAGCTCTGTACCATCTGTTGAGTGAGCCAAGCCAAAAAAGCGGGGTGAGGCCGCCGAGTTCACCAGGGTATAGCCTGTCTCATCGTTTTTAACTTTAAGAAGCTGGCCGGCGGCACCAATGAGCGAGTCGGGTAAACCAACCGCCAGTAACGTGGCCAGTATGGTTTGCAGCGTGGTCTCTGCCTGTTGCACCGCTTGCACACCGCTGGTTTGAACTTGCTCGAGTATAGTCTGGGTCTCAGTGATCCCATCAAGCGCGGCTTGTTCCGCACGATCAGCTTCAGTACTGGCTTGATGGGCGAACTGCTCAGAGATCGCGGCTGCCTCAATCGATTGTTCCAGAATGCCATCGGCTTCGGTATTGATGCGGGTGTTGGCGTCACTTAATAGCTTGGCGACACTGTCGAGGTTGCCACCTTCGGTCGTTACGATTTCTGCAGTGCCACCATGTACCACTCGGTGCAACAGTTGCGCATCGGCGGCCGTCAGTGCAACGGCTGATTCCAATTCGGTTTGAAGGCTCATACAACTATCCTTGGGTTAAATCTTGGGGTTTTGGGTAGAGGGCAAGGTGGTGTGCACTAGGGTGTGTAGCCGGTTTGCCATGGAGGCGATGATTTGAGCGTCATATTCCAGCAGCAGTGCCAGAGCGCCTTCATCGAGCGTCGGCCGTTCACGAATCTCAAGCTCTGAGCGAATATCCCAGAGCGTGCCTTTGATCAGTTGTGCCTGAAAGGGGCGGGTGAAACGCGCCTCCTGTTGCATCAGCCCCAATCCACCTAACAGTGCTACCTGAAACCAAGCACCGCCCTCTTTAGCTTGCCAGCGATACCAGGCTTCGAATAGCGCAAACTGATCGCCCCGCATGACCCAACGCACATTGACGCGCGTGGGCACCTGAGTAAAACGACGGCGCTGACGGGCAGGGCCTGCCTCCATCTCGGTGCGCAAAATGGCATCACCGGGTTGGACGCTATAGCCCTGTACCGTGGGCAGTGGAAGGTTGTTGGGCCAGAGCACACTCATCGATAGCTCCCTGCGGCCGGATTAAGGCCATATCGGCGCTCCAGTGTCGTCGCCAACCCTTCACCTCGGCTGACATTGCGCGCCATCTGGCCTTCGATGCGCTCGATCATCACGTCCAATCGCATACCGCCGTTCGCCAGTGGCGTTGTCTGGGTGGTGGCTTCCACGCCCGAAGCGTTGTTGATGACGTTGACTTCAACATTGACTGGGTTATTCCCTTGTCGGTCGCCCAGCGCGCGCATTTGCCCCGGTGTAAATACGGTCTCACCGCGTTTAGCGATGATGGGGACTTCCTGCCCAATCACGCCCCCGGTATGAAATTTTGGTGCTCCGGCAAAGACCGAAGGGCTCACCTGTCGGGTTTGCAGTGAATCAATACCAATCACACCCCCGGTATGCGCCGCACCAAACAGCGCACCAAAGTCGATGGTGCTCAGCGCATTGGAGAGGGGCTGAGTAATGCTTTGACGAATCTGTATTCGCACCAGATCCGCAATGATCGAGTCTGCCAGCGATTTAAAATCCAGTTTGCCGGTGGTGACAAACGAGACCAGTGCATCTTCCATCCCTTTGAAGGCATTGCGCACTAGGCGCTCGGTTTGGGAAGCCATGTCTTCAGCTTCATCCAGCACAGCTTTAAACCCACGGGTTAAGCCGTCTTCCCAGTGGCGTGAGCTTTCTAGATCGTTGGCGCGCGCCTCTGCCAGCATGTTTTGATAGATAGCTTCCACTTGAGCTGCAAAGCTGGCATAACCTTCGCGCGTTGCATCCAGTCCTGCCAGCGCTTCGTCGCGCCACTGATTGGCTTTTACTCGTGCTTGGTCGGTTTCAGAACCGAGACCCAGGTAAGCCCGCGTGATTTCATCGATCGCTTCTCGATGGGCTTTGTCGCGATCAAGGGCCGTTTGATTTTGTTGTTCGAGTATCGCATTTGAAGCGATGAGTTCTCTAATTTGGTGAGCTAATGCCGCTTCGGCCCAAGTTAGGCTTTGAGTTTGGTCCAGACCCAAACGTCGAAGCGCTTGTTCCTGTTCGGTCTGCAATAGTGCTTGATTAACGGCCGTTTCACTCTCGGAACGGGCAGCGATGAGCCGTCGCAATGCTGTCTCTTCGGCTTGAAGGTCAGCAATGGCCTCATGAATTCGTTCGGAGCGCTTGGTATCGATAGGCGCCGAGGGTGGCGAGACTGGTGCTAACGGACCTTCAGTTCGTCCTGTCTCTTTTGATGATGTGCTTGTACCGTTTCTGATCCGGTCAATTTGCTCGCGTGCGCGTGAAGCGGCTAACTCGGCGGCTTTCAGGGCGTCGATCTGATCGGATATCGCTCGCGCAGTCGCAGTAAATTCCGGATGATCCTGTGCCAATTTCCAGATGGACGCTCGGTACTCATCGACAGAGGTGACACCCATCTGAAACCAGCGGCGTGTCCACTCAAGCTTCTCTTGAAGATCAGAGCCCACGCGCCCCAAACGATCCCAGATGGATCCGGTCCACCATTCGGTTTTGAGCTGCTCCATCACATCCGCGACATTGTTCTCTGCGGTGATCAGTGTCTCCGTCCAACGTGCCAGGGCTTCATCGCGCGTTGCGGCGGTTAAGCCTTCAATGCTCTCTGCAGCCCGTTTGGCCTGTGCTCGAATTTCATCCAGCTCAGCTGCATGATCAGACGCGGCCTGTCGTGCTGCATCCTGGCTGCGTGCCAACTCCCAGAGTGCAAAGCCCGCTAATACTGCGATACCGGCAGGGCCCCCGACCAGCGCCATTGCACTGCGAAGGCCCACCATAGCAACCGATGCTAAACGTGCTGCACCTTCAACGACGGCCAAGCGTGTAGCGGCAATCAGTGAGACCTGTGCCATCATTCGAAGGCCAATGATCGCACCGGCATTGCCAATGATCGTCGCGTTCATCAGGGTGAGTGCCCCGGCCACAGTGCGAGCAATCAGTAGAGCCCCTAGACCTTTAATGGCAACATCAGCATGACGCGCCA